GCTTTGGAGCTGGGTGCTACTGTTAGTACCTCTCTCAAAGAGGAGGCTATTCAGCTTTCAGGGCTGTACAACCCTAACAGCGTAAAACAGCTTGCACAGTGGCTTGAGGAGCAGACAGGAGAAGAAATCACTAACCTTCGTAAAGAAACTGTAAGCAGCCTGTTAAACCGTGATGCAAACAGTGATGAGGTAAACCGTATGCTTGCTATCCGGCAAGAGCTGGGTAAAACCTCTATGAAAAAATATGACGCCATTGAGGAGTGCGTCTGTCCTGACGGCAGAGTTAGAGGACTCTTACAGTATTACGGCGCTAACCGCACCGGGCGCTGGGCTGGGCGTTTGGTGCAGGTACAGAATCTACCACGCACCTACACAGAGCCGCTGGACCTTGCACGTCAGCTTGTAAAACACAGACAGCTTGACGGGCTGAAGGTAGTATACGGCTCAGTGAATGACACCCTCTCACAGCTCATCCGTACTGCCTTTGTCGCACCTGAGGGACACGTCTTAATAGATGCGGACTTTTCCGCTATTGAGGCCCGTGTTATATCGTGGCTTGCAGATCAGGAGTGGCGGCTTGAGGTTTTCAGAACACACGGCAAAATCTATGAGGCCTCTGCCTCTCAAATGTTTGGTGTTCCCCTTGAGCTTATCAAAAAGGGTAATCCTGAGTACGCACTAAGACAGCGCGGCAAGGTTGCTGAGCTGGCATTAGGCTATCAGGGCGGCGTTGGTGCAATGCGTAACATGGACTCTGGCGGACTGCTTGCAGACCTGCCGGACGAAGAGGTACAGGACATTGTAAACCGCTGGCGTGAAGCTAACTCTAAAATCCGTGATTTGTGGTACGCCTTTGACAGTGCAGCCGTTCAGGTTATCAACTATGGCGGCTCGGTCAAAGTAAGGTGCTGCACCGTTGCAAGAGAGTATGACTGCGTGCAAGGTACTACTTGCCTGACAATTCTACTCCCCTCAGGACGAAAACTCTATTACGTTGATCCTGCCATTGGTGAGAATCGCTGGGGCAATCCCTCTATCTCCTATATGGGTATGGATCAGACCACTAAGAAGTGGAAACGCATTGAAACCTACGGCGGTAAGCTGGTGGAGAACTGCGTTCAGGCTATAGCCCGTGATTGTCTGGCTCAGGCTATAGACCATTTGGAAGAAGCAGGCTATCCTGTGGTATTCCACGTGCATGATGAGGTGGTTATTGATATAGCCCCTTATGCAGACAATGAAACAATGCTTAAATCCGTTGTGGAGATTATGGCACAGCCTATCCCGTGGGCGCAGGGCTTACCGCTTGGTGCTGAAGGCTGGGTAGGTACATTTTTCAAAAAAGATTAAATGGAGGCAATCTTATTATGAAAACGAATTATATAAACCTTTTGAAGCTGACGCTCATTATCGCAGCTATGGTAGCTATCGCAGTAACCGTAATCGGCATACTTGCTACACCGGTGGTGTTGGCAATTCACTTTTCGTGGTACTGGCTTTTCCTGTACTTGGGTTATCTGTTGGTAGCTCTTTATATCGTGGTTTGCATTGACGCTAAGGTAGGAGGTACACGCAAATGAGAATCGTATCATCCGGCTTTGAAATCCTCACTCCTGTTGATAGTGAGGCAATCCTGAAGCACATTGAGCTTTGCGGACGTACCTGTTACAAGTCTGAAAAGAAAATCACGGATGAGTCCTGCCGTACCTTCGTGCAGAGCATCATCAAGAGAGGACATGAAGCTGTCCTTGAGCATTTCAATATCACAGTAAAGTTTATCTGTGATCGTGGTGTATCTCACGAAATCGTGAGGCACAGACTGGCTTCCTACTGTCAGGAGAGTACACGCTACTGCAACTACTCCAAAGACGATTTTAGCGGTGAGATCACCGTTGTAGAGCCTTTTTACCTCCAGCCTGACACTCTTGCCTACAACAAATGGAAAGAGGCGTGTGAGGCTACTGAGGCGGCTTATTTCAGCCTTTTGGATTGGGGCTGTACTCCGCAGGAAGCAAGAGCTGTTTTGCCTAACAGCCTCAAGACAGAGGTTGTGATGACCGCTAACCTCAGAGAGTGGCGTCATTTCTTCAAGCTACGTTGCGCGCCGGCTGCTCACCCTCAGATGAGAGAGGTAGCTACACCGCTGCTCCGCGCCCTGCAAAAAAAACTGCCTATTGTGTTTGACGGCATTTTGGAGGGGTAAGGTATGGCAATAGAAAAGGATGGTGGCTTTTATACGCCTGTATGCGATAACTGCTATGCAGAGCTATGTGAACAGTACACCTTTGAAGATGCCGTGGAGCATTTACGATCCTGTGGCTGGGCCACGGTTAAAGATGAACACGGAGAATGGAAAAACTACTGTCCTAAGTGCGAGCATGAACTGTTAAAAAGCCTCTATCCTTCGGCAGCAAATGATTTTGAAGGAGTGGTTTAGTATGGTTTTTAATAGATCAAAGCCCATAAGACTTATAGAGCTTTTTGCCGGCATAGGCAGTCAAGCAAAAGCGCTAAGTAATTTGGGCCTGCCTTTTGAACACTGGAGAGTATGTGAATTTAATGAGGATGCCGTTAAGTCCTATAACGCCGTCCACCACACGAACTTTTCTCCTTCTGATATTACAAAACTAAGAGCAAGCGATTTAGGTATATACGATACTGCACACTACAATTACCTACTCACTTATTCATTTCCCTGTCAGGACCTATCAAACGCCGGCAAGGGTAAAGGTATGGAAAAAGGAAGTGGTACAAGAAGTGGTCTACTGTGGGAGGTAGAACGCTTATTGAATGAGTGTAAGGAATTACCTCAAATTCTGCTTATGGAAAACGTGCCACAAGTACACGGTGAAAAGAACAAAGCGCACTTTGATAAATGGCTTGAGTTTTTGAACAGCAAGGGGTACACAAATTTTTGGAAAGACCTAAACTCCAAAGATTATGGAATACCACAGAACAGAAAACGCTGCATAATGGTATCTGTGTTGGGCTTGCAAGCTTACACGTTTCCTGCAGCTATTCCGTTGCTAAAAACAATGGGCGATCTGTTAGATGATGAAGTGCCGGAGCATTACTACCTAACGGAGAAAAAAAATGTATAAGATCGCTAATTGGAAATCGCAGCAAAATCCCCTTGAACGTGTAAACGGCCACAATTCTATATCTCCCACACTTACCGCCCGTGGTGCTGGTGAATACCACAGCGGAATGGTTTTAGTATCTCCTCATTTGGATAGGACCGAAAATTTAAGAGGTAGCATTTTGCAAAGAGAAGTTTGCAGCAAAGCTGTTGACCTGACAAAACCTTTTGAAATGATCGACTACACCTACTCAAATGCAAGACTAAAAGAGATGCAAGGGGGGGCTTGAAAGTGAAAAACAAAACTGACACCTCTATAAGCTGTACCCTTACAACCCATTTAGATAATTTTGCTGTGCGTTTGCCCGGTGATATGTTTCGTGTTATCACTCCGCTTGAAAGTTGGCGCTTAATGGGCTTCGATGACGAGGACTTTCACCGTGCGGCAAGAGTTTGTGATGATAAACAATTATATCAGCAAGCTGGTAACTCTATCGTTGTCAACGTGCTAATGGCCGTACTCGCTGAGTTGTTTTTGCCGGAAGAAGCCCACTCACAATGGTTAATTGACCTACTAAACAAAGAAGGAGAATGAAAATGTTTGAAAAAGTAAACCCGGCTCACCCAGATAAAATTGCAGATAGGATTGCAGGGGCTATTGTAGACCTTGCTTACACCGTGGAAGAAAACCCTAAGATTGCTATTGAGGTTATGATCGGCCACGGGATTTGTTATATCATAGCCGAATCCTCGGTTAATATCGACACCATAAAAGTTTGTCAGGCTGTACATAGAATTACCAACTCAAGTGAAATGGTGGTTAATTTCAGGTGTGTGAAACAGGACGTCCACCTTGCTAATAATCAGGCAATGGAAGTACGCTGTGGTGATAACGGCATTTTCAAAGGTGTGCCTCTTACGGATGAGCAGAAAGCTCTATCCTTTATTGCAAGGGACTTGTATAGTGTCTATCCTTTTGACGGCAAGTATATCCTTGACGAAAGTACAGACCGCTTTATTATTTGCCAAAGCAATGCTGACACAGAAGCCTTGAGAGAACACGCACCCAGAGCCGTTATCAATCCTCTTGGGTATTGGACCGGCGGCCCTGATGTGGATACCGGCGCAACCAATAGAAAACTTGGCTCTGATATGGCAGATAGTGTAACGGGCGGAGGGCTACACGGAAAAGACCTTTCAAAAGCAGACGTGTCCGTAAATATTTATGCCTTCCTAAAGGCTCAGGAAACAGGAGAAACCATTTCTTTGTGCTGTGCTATTGGTGATACCACTGTTGATAACAAAAAGTATTCTGAGATTGTAGAAACCGCAAGAGCTTATATCAAGTCCGTAGGTGGATTTGAGAAGTTTGCGGAATGGGGGCTTGTATGAAAATCTTTTTACAGGTAGTCCTGATTGCCTTAGGCGTTATCTTCAGCCTCGGTATTGTAGGCAGCAAGGACAGCAAAGAGAGATACTGTTTTCTCGCAGCAGTGGCGGTGCTGTTTGTTTTGGCACTGCTTAGCTTTATTCTGATTTAGGAGGTGCTGAGGATGAATAGAGCTGAGGTGCTTGCCGCCGCTGAAAAATGCGTTTGCGGTAAACGTCAGGAGGACTACGGTACTCCTGAGGATAACTTTACCACCATAGGCCTTTTGTGGAGCGTTTACCTTCGTGCAGCTCACCCTGAGCTTGCACAGGTGCTACCCATTAACGGCGTTGAAGCAAAAGACGTTGCAGTTATGATGTCTTTGCTGAAGGTTGCAAGAATAGCTACAGGATCAAGCCCTGATAGTTTTGTTGACCTTGCCGGATATGCGGCGTGTGCCGGTGAGATTGCTACACAGGCAGACGAACAAAAAAAACGCCCTGCAAATAATACCTGTGTTGTTTGCGGTGATGTTATTCCTGAGGGCCGGCAATACTGCCCTTCACACGATACCAATAAGTGCAAATAATCTAACGAACAGGAGTAAATCACTATGGGCGATATGAAAGAAATGTTTGAGGGGTACAAAGAGCTGCACCGTCAGCGTGTGGCTAAGAATCCTGACCGCATAGCTTACGCCGTAAAACAGCTTGAGCAGCACGGGATTGAGTACACCCTTAAAAACGAAGCTACCGGGCATTTTCACTGCCACCGTAAGACAGACGATAAGCTGATACAGTTTTGGGCTGGTACGGGTAAGATTATGGGCTATACGAATTTGCGCGGTATTCACAACCTGATAAGGTTGTGTGAAGGTGAAAACCTTAAAGACCTGATCCAAATTAAGTAAAGGAGGTAATTGACGTGGTGCAAAAGAAACGCTACTACTCTATAAGTTTTTCAGGCGGAAAAGATAGTACAGCTCTCTTGCTTGAGTGGCTGAAAAGGCACATTTGCGACCACGTCAATTATCCTCTGGACGAAGTGCTATACTGCGACACGTGGAAGGAATTTCCGTCTATGGTAAAGCACATAGCAGAGATAGAAAAGCTGGTATTGTCAGCAGGTGTAAAGTTTACCCGTGTTCAAAGTGAGAAGTCCTTTGACTATTATCTGTATGAGCATAAAATTAACAAACGCACCAAAAAGCATATCTACAAAGACGTTGACCTTGTAGGCTACGGCTGGGCTGGTAGCCGTTCTCGGTGGTGTACAAGCAAGCTAAAGCAGGATGTTATTGCCCGCCACTATAAAGCTCTGGAGCAAGAGTATGAGGTTATACACCTCATAGGAATAGCAGCAGATGAACAGTACCGGCTTGAAAGACCGGGAAATCAGCGCTCAGACCACTTACACCCTCTTGTAGAGTGGGGTTGGACCGAAGCAGACTGCTTAGCTTACTGCTACCGCTTTGGGTACGATTGGGACGGCCTCTACACTGTGTTTGACCGTGTAAGCTGCTGGTGCTGTCCTTTGCAACCGCTTGAGGATCTGCGTAAGTTGAGAAAACATTTCCCCGAACTGTGGCAAGAACTTAGGGAAATGGATAAAAAGACTTGGAGAGTTTTCAGTGGTTACAGGACCGTTGAGGATTTGGAAAAGCGTTTTACTCTTGAGGAGCTTTACATAGCTAACGGAAAATCCATACGCAGTAGAGAGTTTTTCAATGAGTATAACAGAATTGCCCCCCCCCTGCCGCCTGAGAGTGGAGTAATGAAATTAGAAGTATCACAAGGAGGCTGATACCTATGTCAGAGAAAGACTGGACGGGAAACAGCCGAACAACACACGCAATACTCGGTGCAAGGAATTACGCACAGAATGAGCGTGAGGTAAATGACTACTACGCCACAGAGCCTAAAGCAGCTCAGTTGCTTATGGAGGTAGAAACCTTTTCTCCTATGATATGGGAGTGTGCCTGTGGTGAAGGACACCTCGCAAAAGAGTTTGCAAAAGCCGGTTATCAGGTGTATGCAACGGACCTCATTGACAGAGGATATGGCTACCAATTAGACTTTTTGACTGCTGCCGCCCCCCCGTTGCTGGCTTTGATATAATCACAAATCCGCCCTATGCAAAGGCTCAGGAATTTGTAGAACACGCACTCGATATATCGGCGGACGGTTGTAAGGTTGCTATGTTTCTCAAGATACAGTTTTTGGAAGGCAAAGCCCGAAGAGAGCTGTTTAAGAAATACCCTCCAAAAACAGTGTATGTAAGCTCAAGCAGGCTTAGATGCGCTATGAATGGAGATTTTGAAAAATACGCAAAGTCTACCGCAGTTTGTTACTGCTGGTACGTATGGGAAAAAGGCTACACGGGAGATACCGTGATTAAGTGGATAAATTAGGAGGCAAACAATGGTAAGTTTTGATATATGCGAAGGAAACCCCGGCGCTTTAACGTTTTTAATGGACGCCTATAACAAAGCAATGTTTGAAGCTGAGAGAGCGTTTCAGCGTATGCAGGATAACAACATCACCGGCTGTAAGCTGTATATGTTGTGGAATGACTGCTGCAACAGAGATACAAAACTCACTTTGAAGGTAATGACGTTTTGCTCTATTGAGAAGATCAAAGAGCATATCAACTATGATGAGGGACGCGGATTTGCGTTTACCTCTGAGGAATTAAAGGAGGCTAATATATGCACCCCGTAAAAACAGATCACACGAATATCAATCTCACAAAAGAAGGCTGCAAGGATTTACCCGGCACAACTTACAGCTATGAGGACGGCGGCACAGGCATTGAAACCTGCTGGGAGCTGACACCTGAAGATATTAAGAGGCTGGCTGAAATGGACCGCCCCTGCATCTTCGTGTACACGCGCGGTACTACTATTCCGCCTATTCTGCTCACTACTGAGTGCTTGTTGCAGTTTGACGATAACACGGCTTCTGAAGAGCCTGAGCAGGAGGACACCGGCAATGAAGGACCTAAAGATATTTGCGAAAACGATTGAGCAAGAGGCAAGAGATCAAATTGACCTGCTACTTGCACAAAAACCCTTTGAGTCATGCAAAGTAAGAATTATGCCGGACGTTCACGCCGGTGCAGGCTGCGTAATCGGCTTTACCGCCAATTTGGGTGATAAGGTTATCCCTAACATTGTGGGTGTTGATATTGGCTGCGGTATGCTTGTAGTGCCGTTGGGAAATATCAGTATTGATTTTCAAATGTTAGATGCTGTGATACGTCAGCATATTCCCTCTGGCAGAAATGTACACGCTGTCCCGGTAGCACCCGTTGACCTCAAACAGTACAGGTGTTTTGAGCGCTTGAGAAATACTGAGTGGCTGCAATGCTCTCTCGGCACACTTGGAGGCGGAAATCACTTTATAGAGATTGACGCGGATGAGGACGGTAATAAGTATCTTGTTATCCATACAGGTAGCCGAAACCTCGGCAAGCAGGTTGCAGAGATATATCAGAGTATCGCCGTGAGCAATTTACACTCAAATAAAGCTGAGCGCAAAGCTCTCATAGAGCAGCTAAAAGCAGAAGGCAGAGAGCGTGAAATATCAGAGGCTATAAAAGCGCTGGACGCCAAAACGGAGAAAGTACCGGCTGATCTTTGCTACCTTGAAGGCAAAGACAGAGAGGACTATCTGCACGACATGATGCTCTGTCAAGAATTTGCTGCTAAAAACAGAGAGATTATTGCTCATGTAATTTGCGGAGTAATGGGCTGTTGGTTTATCGACAGAAGCACAATGTTCCACACCGTCCACAACTATATTGACAATGAAAATATGGTACGCAAAGGCGCTGTGTCAGCAAAAGCCGGACAGCCTTTGCTCATCCCTATCAATATGCGTGACGGCTGTATTTTAGGTGAGGGATTGGGTAATCTCGACTGGAATGAATCAGCTCCTCACGGCGCAGGGCGTCTTATGAGCCGCAACAAGGCAAGAAGCACAATATCTCTTGAGGAGTACAAAAACTCCATGCAGGACGTTTTTACTACCTCTGTTGATACGCAGACTCTTGACGAAGCTCCTCAGGCGTATAAGCCTATGAGTGAAATCGTTGAGTGCATAGCTGAAACAGTATCTATTAAAAAGATACTGAAGCCTGTGTACAATTTCAAAGCAAGTGAGTAAGGAGGGCTACACAGTGAAACGGAATGTTTACCAAAAAGGCGTCAAAGGCAAAAAGTACGGCATTTGGAATGTGTCAGCTAAGTGTTTTCAGTTTGGCATTTGTGAGGACACGCCTATGCTTGCCGTTGCACGTCTGTATCAAAAGATCGGTGATGACGCTAAGAAGTGGCGTTTTGAGCCTCGTATGCTGCCGGACGAAGTAAAGGAGGCAACGCAATGAGCTATGATATTAGCTTTAAGGCGAAGCTGGAGGGTGTGGATCAATGGGTTTACGTTGGCCCTGAATGGATAAACCATACCAGCAATACCGCCGCAATGATTAAAGAGGTCTGCGGCTCTTACCCGTCCACGTGGAACGGTATGAAATGCTCTGAGCTGTTACCGGCACTTACTACCGGGTGCAAAGCGCTGAGAGCCTACAGTCAAAAATACAGACAGTTTGAACCTGAGAACGGCTGGGGTACGGTAGAAACCACCCTTGAGTTTTTGGACGCAATACGCAAAGCCTGTGAGGAATATCCTACGGCAGTGCTTGAGGTCTGTTAGTGGGAGGCTGCTATGAATACGAATCCTAAGAAAAACAGTGAGGGGTATTCTGATCCCACAGCTTATGAGGGCTTACGTCCTATCATTGAAGAGGAAAACGCCCTTGAGCGCCGTGTAACGCAGCTTATTAAAACGCTCAAATACATTATC